GCATAAATCGTATTATTAGTTAACGATATACTTGCCATTTTAATTTCTCCTATAAATTGTCTTTACTTTTACTTATTGTTTTGACAATTTAGAAGATAATCTACTGTTTTGTTTTTTTATCTTCCTCTATAGCAGCTAATTTTGCAGCGATTGAATTGCGTACATTTCCTGATTTTTCTATCTCACGAATCTGTCCTACGATGTCTTCATCATAAATGTCGACTACCGAGTTATTCTGAATATTATTTAAGCGTTCTTGACTTTGCTCTTGTTCCTGTACCTTTGGAGATACTGGTTCTTGTATTCCGCCTTGTTGCCCAAAATCTACTCCGAACTCCTCTGTTGCGTACTGTTGGATTCCTTGGATATTTAAATCACCTTCGTACATCATTTCCACCGCTTTGCCAACTCCTTTTGAAGTATCAAGACCTGCATCTTTAAAAACACTTTGTCTTTCCTTTGCTTCAAAATCTGCGATTTTACCTTCATAGAGTTCAAGTTTTTCTCTCATCTCTTTCCAGTTCTTGTCGCTACTGTTAGCTTGTTCATCTGAGTTATTAAGCTCTTCTGCCATATTTAATTGTCCTTACTTCACACGATATTTTTACAAGAGGTGCATGAGTAACCTCTGCCTATTTTTACTCTACTTTTTTTATTTGACAGGTCTTGTTAGTAGGCATCAAGACCGAATACAAAATCTAGGTCTATTTTTAATCTCGGACCTTAGTACAAGATAGCTAAGATTATTATATCATAAAGTTTTGTAATGCAAGTTGTTTAAACAACTAGCTTTCTATAAGACCTGTAACTGCACCTGTTCTTGATTGTGCAGCACCAAACTGTACAGAACTACCTGATTCTTGTTGCCTAATAATATTTATTACTTCTCTTAATTCTTCTGATTGACCAAGTTCTGTTCCTTCTATAATGTCTTGTACAGAAGGTATATCTCTTCCTTGTTGCAATGCTTGTTGCTGAACACTTCTTACTTGTTGGAATCCTCTTCTGGCTTTATCTACACTTAGACCTAACTCTCTTAATTGATTTGCTACATCAACAGTTATATCTGTACCTGCAAGTAATGCCTCTGCACCTATCTGTGCTGTTTTAATTGAATCTATTACGACATCTTGTGATGATATAGTTCCTGATATTATCTTTTCACCTATTCCTGGGTCTATAGCAGATAATATTATTTCTTCATCAGACAATGTTCTTTCAAAATTTCTTTGATAAAATTCTTTTACTTGCGGTATAGCATTGACAATATTATCTCTAACAAGTTCTATCCTTTCACCAAGTTCATTTGGAGAAACAACATTTTCTATTAGTTGTGCTTGTCTTTCTGTGGATAAAACAACATCAGGATTTATATTTATAGCCTCAAATTTTCTTCTGTAAGCATCTTGTATTTGTGCGTACTCAGCCTCTGCATATTTCACTGTCGCACCATCTGGATTTAAATTACCTGGGAACGCTACTTTATATTCATCCATAGACCTTATTGATGCTATTGCAGATGATTCATCATTCCCAAACTCTATATATTTATCTACATACTCTTCTAATAGAGAAGGTGTTAATAAATTACCAAATTTAAGTTCTGTCTGCTCTACTATTCGACTTCTTGCTTCTGCAGTAAGAGTTGTAGAATTTGAAGTTTTATTTGTTTCTCCAGAAGGTGCAGTATAGTTTGAACCTCCTAATGTTGTAGATGCAGCTAGTGCTTCTTCATAAGATTCTGTATATCCTGCTCCTTGAATTAATTCATCAGCTCTTTCTCTAGAAACTTGAAAACCAACTAAGTCATCTTTTCTATAAAGTGTAACCGCCATTATGTAGGCACTCCTCTCAATACGCCAGTACGACTAACTCCTACACCTGAAGATAAATCATCAGATACAGTGTCTAATACTTTTTTATTATTGTTATTTAAACCATAAATAGTTGTCAACTCTGTCGCTTTAGTTTGGTCATTAGTTTTTAAAATATTAATCCAAACATCAGAAGATTCACTAATTCTTTCTCCTAATATATTAAATGTAAAATTTCTCCAAGGTTGTGCAATATCTTCATAAGTTAAATTTTCATCATACATACTTGTTGGAAAAATACTTTTTCTTATTTCTTTAAATCTTTCATTTAACAAAGCAAGTCCTTCTTCTCTTGAACCTGCATTTCTAAACTCACCTGCAAGTTCTGCTTGATAACCTGCATCTAATTGACCATATAAAGGACCAAGCCATTTGTATGATGTATTTTGAACAACTGCATAACCTTCTTTTGTTTTACTAAGTTGTCCTTTTCCAGACAACCAATCGTTTATTTTTGAATCTCTTGGTATGTCTTTAGTTTCATCTGCTAATCCAAGTATTTGAAAGTCTGCATATGTTTCTGTGAACTGTCCTGTCGTTACCATGTCTCCAAACCATTGTCCAAAAGTTTGACCAGTAACCTCATTAATTATTTTATCGGCATTTGAAACACCTGCACTCTTTAACTTTTGTGTGTAAAGTATTCTATTTGTGTCTCTGTTTACAACAGCATCAGCAGGTAAATCATCATCATTTATACCTCTTGCTTTTGACAATACAAGCCAATCTATAACTTCTTGATTTTGTCCTTCAAACCAATCTGTTGCTCCCCACTCTTCTGCAGTAATATCTCTATCTTCAACAATTCCTTGAATCCATAAATTACGAAGTTCTTCATCATCTTCTAACCATGGTCTTGCATCAATAGCTGCAGCCATAATTTCTGTAAATCCTACAAAAGGTGATTCTCCCTGCAAAATTACATCTGATGGTAACTCTGCTAAAGAATTACCAAACAATACAGAAGAAAACCAAAGCTCATCTCCTATAGTATTTTCAGGGGGTTTTACTCTTCCACTGTAAAATTGTGATATTTCTGTATCAGAGGCTTTATATCTCATAAAGAAGGGTTGATTAGGCACTTGCCAAACTACATATTTGACACCATCTCTTACCCAAATTTGTGTTTCTAAAAATGGTTGAGCAGGTGGTAAAACTTGTGTAACTTCTTCCTGTGCTGTAGGGTCATAATCAAAAAAGAATCCTAACTCAAATCTGGATGTATCTCCAGGAGCAAACTCTCTTGATTCTCCATCTGCATTAAAATAAACTATCATTTAAGCCCTGCATTTTTTCTTTGCATATTTATTTTTGCCTTCAATAAACTTAAAACATAATCC